ATCTGTCCGCATCAACTCTTGCAAAGCCATGCCAGCTTGTGCTTCTGTGAGTCCGTGTTTTTTCTTGAGCAACGCAATTGTCATACTTGACGAGTAGCACGCAATAGATGGGTTCTGTGGGTGCTCGACAACTCCGAGGAGCGCCTCTTTTAGTTCAGCAAATAAGACCAGTGTTGTCGTTGATTCATCGGTTTCATCGCCACCACTTAAATCTAGCTCAACTCCTATTTGCCGAGTGGCATAGGGGTCGTCGAGTGGGTCGTAATTAAAACTCTCTGAATCAAAGTTGTTGATCATTAGGTTCGATATCAATTATTGGTTGCACGCTTCCCCCACCCTTATCTGCTTTAGAATTATTTAGGATTGAGATGTCGATTTGCATTTTGCTGTTGCCTCCTGATTTTGCACCGAGGCCAAGACTGCGCCTTATTATCTGATCCAGTTGGTCCAGATCTTTGACCGTCTTCGGTCCACGCAGGTTTTTGATATTATCGCGCATGAGTTTGATCCCTTGCGCCGCGATGTAATGCTGATACTGTTCAGCCGGTGTCGCTTGATTCTCCGCAATATCCAAGATCGTTTGATCCTCTTCGAGGCGAGCGTCATGCTGGGCACTTAGGATAGCTTCTCTTGTCCGCTTATCTAAGTTGTCCTCTAAGTCTTTAGCTAGTTCATCGGCATCAAACTCAATGTTAGCTTCGGGACTAACTTCTACCGGCTTTTCGTAAGCCATGTCTTTTTGATTCTTTCGTGGTGGGAGACCTAGTTTTTTAAACCACCTGCGGACTGTTCCTGAGTGGACACCCAGTTCTTTTGCAATGGCTACGGTCTTCCAGTCAGCGTTATACATTTTTAACGCTCTTTCTTGCAGGGTCTCTTTGGGTTTGTCAGGCAACACAGTTTTTACTAAATTACTTAAGTAGTATGGCGAAGAAGAAGCGGTCCTTCAAGACGATACTGGAGCCACGCATTGACCCAAAGACCAAGAAGATGGATGTTGGGGGTTTGTTAATACCCCCAACGAGTCTCTTGACAGGGTTATTGTATGGTTTCGCAAACCACGATGCCCCACGCGCAAAGGAGTTTTACTTCTGGCGTGTGTGCGATGAGCTTTGGAACAACGCAGACTTACCA